GAGAATATTGATAATAATATTATAAATGATTCTACATTAGATGGTTTAACTGAGCAGAAATTAATTGATGTTTCTGATGAAAATGATAGTGGAGACAGTGTAAATGAAAGTGATGATAGTGATAGTGATGACAGTGATAGTGAAGACAGTGATAGTGAAGACAGTGATAGTGAAGACAGTGATAGTGAAGACAGTGATAGTGAAGAGAACGATATTGAAGAATGTGATAATGATATGAATAATGGTGGTGAAATAATTGATATTATATTGAATTCTACAAGTATTCCGATTGATTCCTCATTAGATAATTCATTAGAAGAATCTGCTGAAATAAAGGTAGTTCAATTACAAGACGGTGAACATTTAGATGAATTAAACCTAGGATCATTTAATATTGAAAGTTTAGACAATTCTAGTTCAGACAGTGACGATGAAGATGAAGATGAAGATGAAGATGAAGAACTAGATGAAGATAGCAATAACAATAGTGTTAATAACACTAGTGTTAGTAATAATAATCAACTACCAATGGCTTTTGAAATAAATAAAGAATCAGATACAACTACTGGCGCAAATTTGGACCCAGATTTTAAATCATTAAATGTTCAAGCATTGAGACAAATAGCAGAAGATAGACAATTAATTGTTAAAGGAGAGAAAAAAACAAAAAAAGAATTACTAGCCTTGTTAGAACAGCACAATTCTTTGAGTAACAAGTAACAGGGAATAATCCTGAAATACATTTTCTCTCTATAGGTATATAATGAGTTGGGGTACATGTTATGCTGGTTCTAATAATATTCATTTTGATTTTCCTCCTATCATGAGTGATGGGCGAAATTTTTCCAAATGGCAACCTGGTGCATCTATTAATCAAGAAATACGTCAAGAAAATGGTATTAAATCCAATTGGCAGTACAGAAAATATTTAACAGAAAACGCAACTACTGTAATTAAGGCAAATCAAGTAGAGGCGTGTGACGAATGCTGTTATTGTCCTTCATCTAACGCGGGACAATCAGTACCAAATAGTCCATTTTTATACAAATCGTGTATGGAGAAGTCACAACCATATGGTTATGCCGATAGCGATTTAAAAAACATGTATTTATCTTCTAGTCAACTTCAAGCCAGAATGATAGCGCCAGCTATTACACAAGAAGAGATTTTACAACAAAGAATACCTAATGCTAATTAGTTTTGAATAAATATTAAGACAAACAACCTAATAAAACGTTGTATTGTATTATAAGTATAGTACAATACATCAATAAATGAAAGTATTGAGCATAGACGTAGGTATAAAGAATCTGGCTCTATGTTTATTTGATGTAGAAAGTAAAGAAAAATATGAAATATTAAAATGGGATGTAGTAAGTTTATGTAATGAAAAAGTGGTTAATTGTTCATGTGGTAAACCAGCGAAATACCGCTACATGTGCCAGGAAGATGAAACAGAAACATACTATTGTAAAAAACATTGTAAAAATATAGAAAATCCGATTATTCCAAAAGAGTTGGAATTACAAAAATTAAAAAAAATAAAAATAAACACGTTGCGTGAGTTGTTAACAAATCATGAAATAGAATTTGATGCCAAGCTGAGTAAGGTTCATTTATTAGAATACTTAGAATGTAAGTTAAAACAAACCTACATTTTACCGTTTTCAAATACAGTGAAAACGAGTGAATTAAGTTTAATAGAAATAGGCATTAATATGAAAAGTGTATTAGACTCTTTGTATGGTGATATGTATATAGATACGGTGATTATTGAAAATCAAATTAGTCCTATTGCGAATCGCATGAAAACCTTACAGGGAATGATAGCCCAATATTTCATTATGAAAAATACCACAGATATTCACTTTATATCGGCTGCAAATAAGTTAAAGGAATATGTCACTACAAAGACGACATACAATGAGAGAAAATATAAAGGTATTGAAATATGTGAGGAGTTATTAATTAATAATGAGTCATTTGGAAAACATTTAGACATGTTTCATGGACATAAGAAAAAGGATGATTTAGCAGATTGTTTCTTACAAGGTATTTGGTATTTGCGAAATAGTATTATATATAATTAATGTGTTTGGTTTAAAATTAAAAGTTCTTACTAAGTAATAATGAGTAGTCCTGAAATTATTGACATTAGTGAACTAGATTCTGGACATAGTATTAATATTAACAACTCTATTGATGATATCAATGAAATTGGTGGAGGTAATGGAAAGGCATCTAATTTTGGTATAGAACTATTGATGAATGACAGAAAAAAATCATCGGGAGGAAGTAGAAGTAGAGCTGCATCGGATGATATTGGTTTAGGTGATTTAAATAATTTAGAAGATGAATTGAATGAATTATCTATGCCAAAAAAAAGTATGAAAAGTGCTAGATCCGACATGTTTTCAGGTTCATTTAAATTAAATGAAGATAACGATGATATAGACATAGATGATGTTGGTATTAATATCTCTGAACCATTACATTTAGGCAGTTCTATGAAAGAACAATCTGGTGACGAGAGTAAGACATGGGATGGTTATGGTAAATTTAATGATATACCAATTAATCCAGATGTTACAAAACGACATGTTGAACCTAAAATGTCGGCAGAAGAAACATTAAGAGAAAAATTTTCTATCTTACAGAAATTAGAGGATTTAGAGAGAAAGGGTGTGAAACTGACTAAAAAATACGATATGGAGTCCAATTTACTTGAAATGAAGGGAGAGTATGAATCTGTTATAGCTGAAAAGGAGAAGAAGAATGGTGTTAAATTCCAGGGTAAAATGTTAATGGCTTGTATTACTGGTCTAGAATTTTTGAATAATAAGTTTGATCCGTTTGATGTCCGATTAGATGGTTGGTCGGAGCAAATCAATGAGAATATTGATGATTATGATGAAATTTTTGCCGAGTTACATGAGAAATACAAGTCCAAGGCGTCTATGGCTCCGGAACTAAAACTATTATTTCAGTTAGGTGGTAGTGCTCTAATGGTTCATATGACAAATAGCATGTTTAAATCGTCTATGCCTGGTATGGATGATATTATGAGACAGAATCCCGATTTAATGCAACAATTCACAAGTGCTGCTGTTAATTCTATGGGACAAACAAATCCTGGATTAGGTGGATTTATGGGTTCAATGATGAGTGGAAATGGTGGTCAACAACAGCAACAGCAACAGCAACAGCAACAACAGCGTCAACAACCACCTAATTTCATGCCACAATCTAATGGAACACCTCCAGCACCGATTGCTACCCAAGGACCCAATTCAGTTCCACCACCAGTAAGACCCGGATATGTTCCTCTTTCCAATAGACCAGATATTAACGCAAGTCGCAATATTCCATCAGCAGAAAGAACTACTAGACGTCCTGAAATGAAGGGACCTAGTGATATTTCTAGTTTATTATCAGGATTAAAAGTCAAGAAAACAGAAGTTGATATTCAACAAGACCGAGATGAAAAGGGAAGCACTATTAGTATTAGTGAATTAAAGGAGATGCAAAACGATAATGTGCCTTTAAAATCAAGACGTCGCAAATCAGAACGCAATACAGTAAGTCTTGATATTTAGAAAACAACCTATAATAGGTCAATACAGATATATAATATTATTTGAATATTATATATTATCAGCAACAATGTTTGAAAATGGTCTCTTTATATTTCGCAGAGATTTACGAATCCAAGACAATATAGCATTGAATTTGGCATCAGAACAATGTAAACATGTATATCCAGTATTTATATTTACACCAGAACAAGTTACAGACAAAAATAAATTCAAATCAGACAATGCTATCCAATTTATGATTGAGAGTTTAGACGACTTACAATCAAATATTCGCAAACACGGAGGGTCCTTGAATACGTTTTATGGAGAGAATGATGCTATAATAAAAAAACTTATCAATAAATGGAATATAGACGCGGTTTTTTTCAATACCGATATTACACCCTACGCAAAAAAACGCGACAATTCCATTGAGAAATTATGTAAGAAAATGAATATTGAATGTACTACTTGTCAAGATTATTATTTATATGAGCCATACGCAGTTACTACTGGAGCAGGCGATTATTATACGAAATTCACTCCATATTATAACAAAGTTCTTCCCATCAAAGTAGTCGCTCCGAAATATACAAGACAATTTCATTTTATAAAGTCACTGACTAGTGAAGGTAATATAACAATACCGGATGCGTATGTAAAGTTCATTGACCCGAATCCAAACATTTTAGTGAATGCGGGGAGAGAAAATGGATTAAAAATACTTAACAACATCAGCAAGTTTAAGACATATGACAAGACACGTAATGATTTAGATAAAGACACTACACAGTTGAGTGCCTATTTAAAGTTTGGAAACATATCAGTGAGAGAAACATATGAAAAAATGAAGGCGAAATTGGGTGTAAAGAGTGATTTATTAAGGCAACTTATTTGGAGGGAATTTTATGCTCAATTGCTATACCATAATCCGCAAGTATTGGGAAATCCGTTAAAAGAAAAGTACGACGATATCAAATGGGATAAAAATGCGAAAAATCTGAATGCGTGGAAAAAGGGCATGACTGGATTTCCTATTGTCGACGCAGGAATGCGGGAAATGAACGAAACCGGTTATATGCATAATCGCGCGAGATTAATAACCGCTAGTTTTTTGATAAAAACATTGCTTATCAATTGGGAAGATGGAGAAAAATACTTTTCTCAACATTTAACAGACTATGATCCAGCCAGCAATAATGGAAATTGGCAATGGGTTGCTTCAACTGGTGCGGATTCACAACCCTACTTTCGCATATTTAATCCATGGTCTCAGTCAAGCAAACATGATCCCGATGCGGAATATATTAAAAAATGGATACCTGAACTACAAGACGTGCCTGCCAAATCAATTCATCAATGGAACTCAGAATATGAAATGTTTAAAGAGGTTAAATACCCTGAACCCATTGTATCTTACGAAGAGCAGAGAGAAAAGGCATTACAAATGTATAAAAAAGTGGTGTAACTAATAACAATTACACATAACCACGCTATTCAATGATATAAGAAATTGAATTAAGATGTTCCATTTTTGTTTTTATTTTTATTTTCATGATTTCGTATCATATGAAATACACCTTGTTTATCATAAATATTTACATTTATCATAAATGAAACCAGAAGTTCATAATCATATTTTTTAATCAATTCGTCCAATCGTTCATAATCCACCAATATTTTTACATTTTCTGGAGACGAACTATTGTATTTTGGAACACTTACAAATAACATAGTAGAGAGATAATTCACTAGTTCCTTCATTTTCCTATTGTCTTGTTTTGACATTGTTTGTGGGCTACTACTATTTGAATTACTACTTGAACCATTACTACTACTACTATTAGTATATATGATAGCATCTTTACTAGGCAATAATTTAACTTTATAATTAATATTGCCAGCTTCGTCAGTATATTCTATAATATTTTTTTCTATAGTAAATGATTTTTCTACATTCGGAAGTGAGGTTTTACCTATGTGTCTAGTATTATATGTTACATTGTAACTACTATCAGATTGATCTACTTGACATTTAATAGAGCGGTGATATAGTTGTTGGTCTTTATAGTCGGTATACAAAATATTAAAACATAGCATGGTTACTTTATTCAATATAATATATAATAATATCTTATTTTATTTTATTTTTATTATAATTTAGTGGCTATTATAAGGTCATTAAGGTGGTTAGTATATTTTATAAATCATTTACGAGTTCATTTTTTTTGTAAATGGACGCAATAGTACTTCTAATAAAGTAATAAATTCCGTATAAGGATAATAAGGTTCCTACGATATATTGTATATTATCGTAATATTCACTGTTTTTATATTGTCTATGTATTTCATCAGCAATTCTTAAATATTCAAAATCGGCAACAGATACAGGTATGGTCATTGATATATCATATATTGATTGATTCATTATATTATCGTTATTGTTATTCGCAAATATATTTTCATACATGATATTATCATTCACATGTATATCTTCATTTATGTATAATGATACCACGGAATTGTATGTATAATTTTGTTGGATACACATTTTAGAAACTCAATAAGATTATAGATTATAGATTATAGATTATAGATTATAATTTATAACATTGTGTATAACTAATTTCAATTTTATAATATAAAATTGAAATTGAAATAGATACAGTTCACTATATAAAAGTAATTACACCCTTGAAGATTTAAAACGCCGTTTTTGACGGCAAAAAATAATCAAGAATGTAAAATCAATAGTAGGAGTTTCACCTACGATGGTCTAACTTTTTCCACTTCTTCTTTGGTATTGGAAGTGGTGAAAGACGAAATTTGAAAACACGCAGGGCGTTCTTGCTTCTCTATCCAGCACTTTGTTAAGTTCATTATGTTGATTGCTGAATTAGCATCTCTTGTTTTGAATACGGTTTGTTTGACTTGGGGTCTCACGCATCCAGAACATACTAAAAGACGGAACTGCTTATTTCCATCGCTATGTCTGTAATAAGATAAATCATTATTACATTCACAGCATTTTTTACTTGTATTACATTCATTTATGGTAATTGTATCATATTTCTTGTGGATTTGTTTTCGTAATCCCTTATTCATGGTAGGCATAAAATGTTTCATTTGAGTGCTTCTACTCCAATTTCCATAACCAATTAGGATATTTTCACCAAAAGTTTCCTTGATTTTATTGAGGAATGTATCTATTGATTTCTTACCATAACTATATTGCCTAAACTTCATTTTCCTCCAAACATCACGCTTGTAAAACTCGGTTGTTTCTTTGTTGAGTTTATCCTTTTCCAATAAATACTCTTTGAACTTGTCGTAATCTACGGACTTGCTATTTTGAAAGGACAAATGGGTTTCTTTTTCGGTAATTTTATGTCGTTTCTTTTCTTCCAATAATATTCGCTGGTTTGTTTTTGCCTTGCTTTCTCGTTTCCTTTGAGGTGCTGTATATTGTAGTTTCTTACCATTACTATCCATCATATAGACTAACGACCTTTTACCAGGGTCGCAACCTACAATATTACGAGGCGCTATTTCTTTGAGTTGTTCTATGGATAAATCTTCTATATTATGAAAATCTTGTTCTTGTAATGTAGGAACTCTTGAACCCCATTTCTTATCTTTCAAATCCTTACGAATAAACAACAAAGAACAACTAATTCCGTCAGTTTGTATTTGATGATGAAATTGATAATGTTTGCTTTTGAATGTTTTGTGTTGTAAGTTCAATAAATTATTCCATACATCGTATTGATTTTCCTTTACATTTTTCAAAAGTTCTCCTTTCTTCGCGTTTTCAGGACAGAATAAACTGATGATACATGATGTATCCAGAATAATATGCTTGGGAATAATGTTATAGCGAAGTGGTAAAGGTTGGAATAATTTATGTTCTTCCTTTTCTAATACAGCATTCATATAGAGCATACCTTTCAAATAATCAAATGGTTTCACTTTAACATCATAATGAACTGACTTCTTTATGTTTGTAGGAAAGATATTCGGTAAATGAGTGATTTTCCATTCGTCAAACATGGTATCTGTTTCCTCATTACATTCTAATACAAGTTTCTTGAACTTGAAAAGGATTGCTTTATCTTCTGTTATATTCGTGGTGGTTTTATTGATAAACCGAAGGAAGTGTTGGATAAAGTGTTCTTGTGTATTATTAGATAAGGAAGTATGAAGTTGTGTTGCTAAATAAGGTAATAAAAAGGTCGTATTCTTTAACTGGGTCTTTTCGTGGTTGAGTAAAGGTTGATATTCATTATTGTAAAACTCTTGTAATTCTTCCAACAGGTTAGTATCTTTGCTTTTTGCTCCTTGATTACTTCTTATTCCTAATGTTTTGATACAATACAGAATGAACTTCTCATTTATTTCAGGTAAAGGTTGATTGTTGTTATAACATTTCAATACATATAACCGGATAAACTGATAAGAGTGTATCATCAAATCATTCATTTCAAAAACCAAATTGG